TTTCTATCAATCGAAGCATTTGATGAATTTTTAAAGTGAACAGTAAAGCCCGTTCCAGATACACTAGACACTTCAAAGTAATCTCCTGATGCCATATTCTGAGCATTGATACCGATAGAGGGTAAATTAGTATTAGCTCCAAGCAAGGAAGAAGTACCAACAAAAAACGGATGAGTAAAAGTAATAGCCTTTGCTCCTGCTCCGCTTGCTGTTAGATTACCTTGTTCTGTTCTTCTCTGTAAAGATGCTGTATAGCCTAGCTGCGAAACTTTTATATCCTGTGCAGTATCTCTACTTGTAAGTTTTGCTCTGAATTGAAATCCTCTACCTTTATAAGTTCCATTTGCGAAAGTTTGAAACGCAGTGTATGTAGGAGATCCAGATGGATCATCTTGTGTAACTCTTACTAACATTTCGGCGTTAACTTCTGTAGCTGTAGCTCCGTCAAAATCAGTCATATCATCAATCAAACCTCTTGAATCGAATAAATCTGACGGATAAAAACCTTCTGTTAAAAAATGACGTTTTAAATCAAGACTGAATACACCACCTAGATCTAAAGTATCTCCACCAGCAGTTCCTCCAAAATCATAAGTACCTTCTGGCACTATTCCACCAAAGTCATCTAAAGAAGTTACAGCGTCAAAATCTGTAATAGCATCAAATGTACCGCCACCAACTAAATTTAAACTATTTGTAACCGCATCAAAAGCAACATTAGTTTTTGTTCCTTGAAATTTAGGACTATCTAAATCTTCTCTCCTGGTCTGTGTAACAAGTGGAGCTAAGTTATCTGGTAAATCAAGAATTACACTTGTTTCTCCTGCACAAAATCTTCCGCCATCATCTTGGAATTTTAAAATATATTCGCCTTCGAGATATGGAACTTCTGCTGTTGTTGTATTACCAGCTAACGCTTGGATTAAATCAGTGCTATTTGTAAATGTACCATTACCATTGGTTAGAGGAGAATGTCTGACATATACCCTTCCCCCATGAGTAACATCTAAATCTGTGGATAAATTCCAACGTAATCTTACTAATTTTTCATTTATTGGTTCGGCTGATAGTCCAGTAACATTTGATGGCAAAGCAGTTTTACCAACAGCGTTGAATGTTAGATCAGCAGAGGTAGCACTTGTCTGTAATGCTGCGTTATAACTGAACACTTGAAACTCATACGTTCCAATATCAGTATTGAATATTTCAAAGTCAGGAGAAGAAACTGTTGTAGAAACAAAGTTACCATTATTAAACCTATAGTTAACCTGATACTGCGTAACACCGACAATAGGTTGCCAACTGACAATAAGTTTAGATACTGCCTGATTATTTATTTCAACTATCTTTTCTTCAGCCTGTAAAGCATTAGGAGGATCTTTAGGTAAATTTAGAATAGATACTGTTCTTGTTGGTAAAGTTGCACCATCTTCGATAAATGCGTACTTTTCATTTACATAAGATAAAGCTGTAATTGCATAATTTATTCCATCAGATTCTTCTACTGTTATTACTCTGAATTTTTGAGCTTGAACTGTATCATCTTGTAGTAACCAAACTGTATTGGCATTTGGAGTCTGGGAGAAAGCAGAGGACACTGTTATAACTGCACCTGAAATATTTGATACTGGCTTATTTTCAACAGTTCCATCAGGCAATATGACACTTAATGTTGGATTATTTGTTGTTGGTAAATCTGTTGCAGCAGAGTCATCTACAGTTATTTGAGTTGTTGTAGCTGAACTCACTCTCCCACCTCTTCTAAGACCAGAACGAACAGGATCAGCTATTTCTATAACCGCACCAGGTCTTACAACAACACCAGAATCTATAGAGGTTGCAAATGCAACAACTTCACTTTCATTTTGTTCTGCAAATAAAATAGCTTTTGCTAACCTTCTAGCCTGACCTCTTGATGTACAAGCAAAACCTTTTACCTGTTTGATAATTACCCCAAACTTGGCTATCGAAGCGGTATCTTCATAAACTTCATAATCTATCTCTCTACTATCCATATTGAAATAAGAAACAGAAATGACAGTATTTCTTGTTTTTAATCCACTTCCTGAGTAACTAAATCCTTCTTCGGTTACGTTGGCAAGATTAAATAAATAACTTGCATCTTTTGGACTATCTTGAGCAAGAAGAATACTACCAGCAGACCATATCGGCATACATCTCATTACACCTGCCAACTCATTTATTAAATCAAATGCTTCACTAGATGATTGAATATTTACATTGCAACTGAATCTGGCTTCTTGTCCTCCAAATCCATCATCAACAAGAGTATTTGCAAACTTACTTGCAGTAACAAAAGAAAACAGATCAAGAGAACTATCAGTTATATGATTACCAAATCCATATCTAGTATCTGTAAGAAGATCAAGTAACACCATCGCAGGACATGAGCACCATTGAGCAGCACCCATAACACCATTAAAAATATATCCATCAGGGTAAACAATACGACCAGTTGTACTGTCAACAGTAGGAGTACCAGCAAACGTGCAATTTGATGTTGTAACAGTTTGAGAAGTGCTAGAAGTTAAAGTAAATGAATTTGCATCGGGTACAGTTTGGATTACAAAAGTACCACTCTGTCCAGCACCAGAAGTCGCAGTGAATACTATTGATTCACCAACAAGTAAACCATGGTTATTATTATTAACAGTTACAACAGTTGTAGATTGAGTATAAGTTGCAGAAACAACAGAAGCAGATGCTCCTGGAATCCTTACCTTTATTCCTCTGATACGATACTTCCTACTAGGTATTGATTGAAACTGCATAGAGTCCAATCGAAGGGAAGCATAAGCACTATTGGCATAAGTGTTAGAGTCATCAATTATTTCAGCAAAACTTGTCCATTGAAATGCGTCTTGCAGAGTTGAATCTGAACTATCAGCAGTAACTCTAGTTACTCTTATATCAACAGGGAAAGCACCTGTAAGATTTATCCTATAATCTTTCTGGTACGCATCAGCAGTTCTTCCTGTAATAGTGTCAGATATAAGATCAGTAAATCCACCAGAATTATATTGAACAGCTATTTTTAAAGAAATAGAGGAACCTAACAGATCTCCTTTATCGGTAGCTTTCTGTAGTTGGGGAACAGTTATAGTTACATTAACAGCATCAACATTTGAATTTGTTATTTGTCTAGTAACTGGAGAAGATTGAGTTACAACTACTCCAACTCCTGTTATTGACGAACTACTTTCAATACCTTCAACTTTTGTCTGATCTGATGTTCCAAAACGAGGGTTAAATGTTACATCTTGAAAATTAAAATCAGTTGTTATTGGATTTGTAGAATCGGCGGTTGATTTTAAGACAGGAGTATCGTTTAAAAATACATCTTTTAATGAGGCATTATTATAAGCAGTTGTTCCTTTCGTTCTACCCTCTTTTGAAGCAGAAGCAAAACCTTCTATTTCTCCTTCAGAAATAAGGTCAAGAAAAGTAGCAAACTGTCTACTATGTAAATTATCAGGAGTTCTTGTCGGTTGAGGGGGAGGTGGAGGACTACCACCACCAGAACCAATAATATTTTTTGGTGCGTCTGTCATGCCTGTACCTGTTGAGTAT